ACAAGGTGGAGAAGGGTCTCATGACCCTGGAGGATCTTGGCCGCTTGGTGATGACGTGTCGCAACGACATCATTGACTCTATGATCGACTAACAGATATGGGGGTCATGATAGAGGTAAGACAGGGTGAGCCCTGCGCCCCCGCCAAACTATGAATACAAAAGCCCTGAGACTTGTTAGAAAGCTGTGGAACAGCAGTTCGGTTTCACGGGATGTAAATCGGCACAATCAACGAGAGTGGGTTCGTGCTGTTCGGCAACTAGGCAAGCGTTGGTTGCTTGCGGAGACTCAAAAATGCACAGTCAAAACGTGGAAAGAACACTGCAGGAGCGTGGCCAGAAGTACGGCAAGTTTTCGGGACATGCCGAGGTTTCACAAGATCTAAAGCTTGTTGTCCGGACCCACCTCAAGCATCGAGGCAAGATTCTTGCCTTGGACCAGCAAGAGGCACTAGAGATGATCTGTCACAAGATCGCTAGGATCATCAACGGAGACGCCGACTATATTGATAGCTGGCACGACATCGCAGGTTACTCAACTCTTATTGTTCAACGACTGAAAGGAGATGATGATGTGTAACGGAAACTGCAACCAGGGTCGTCAGTGTGATTGCGTGCCAGATTGGGAGTGGCATGAGCCGACTGAGCTTGAAGGGATCGCATCGATGGCAGCAAGCTTGATGATGATCCTAATAATCATCGCCAGCATCACCGGGATTGTGATGCTTTACGTATAAAATCCGCTCAGCAATACGACGCCGTTGTAATCCGGGCAGGACTTTTCCTCCTGCTCGGACAAACTTCAAAAACTCGCTGGCTGCTCCAGCGTAGTCTCCTCTGAGGTGTTTTCTTCTGAGCGTTGATCGCTGAAGTGCACCGAGCCCAAGGTTGAAAGCGAAGCTAACCAAAGCATCAAACTGACATTGCGTTGTGCTTCTTCCGCATAGTCTTTCAACACCTCGCTCAAACCGACAAAGATCATTTCTGAGTAGATCATTGACTTCCTCTTGTGTGAATGTTCGGTTGTGAGCTGGAGCGAGATGGAAGTGCATACGATCCTCCATAGTTAAATGGATCTGTCTTGGGTACAAAACATGCCCGACGCCGACAGTCCACAGCAAAGCCGGACACCTGTAAGGCTTAAGCCTCACTCCCTCAAAGTGTTTGATAAGGCTGATTCCGGCTTCTGAAGTGGTCATTTTCCAAATGCCCGCCCACCAAAATGGAATGCTATTACGGAGGCAAATAGCGCCTGGGTGTTCTCATCCCAAAGCTGCGCAGAAACATCAACGAACGATGCGCCAGCAGCCACACCATAAAAGAAAATGCCGATGTCAATCAGCACCAAGAGGATAAAGAACCCATAAGTGACAACGGGCCGCACAGATGCGCGAAGGTCAATTACCCACCTACTTGCGCCTTCTCCGATAGCTGCGTCATGGGTGTAGATCGCCTTCATTTCGTCGCTTTGTGCGCCGATTCTTGCCTGGATTTCGCGGCTTGCAATATCCATTTCTAGTTGAGCGGAGCGGATCTCCTCAAGCTTTGCCTCGGCATCAAAGCCAAGCTTTCGAAGTTCCAGCTCCCTCTGGATCTGCATACCCAACAGCTCAATCTCTTGTCGTTTGTCGCTGCGATCCTTCATAAACTCCAAGAACCTGGGCAAGCCACCAGCCAGAAACGAAACGATTGTGCTGAGTAGGGTAAGCATTATCTTTTATCCTCTTTTTTGTCTAACTTATCGCTAATCTTGCCGAGAAGGTTTTTCACTTCGTTCATGTCTTCTCGATAGTCATCACGCCTAACGTACTTGGCCGGGGAGGTTCTAGCCTCCTCCTCCAAACGCTCGATGGCCTTGTAAATGTTGTTCAGAACCCAGCCCCCAAGGAATCCAGCAAGGCTGACTGCTGCGTTGAAGATCATCTGATTGTCCAATTTTTTGCTTCTCCAAACTAAAATAAATTATGGGATAAGTTCAACAATCAAATAGGTGTATCTAGTTCCAGCAGTTCCTATCAAAGAAACTGTCTTCGTTCCACCACTTACGTTGATGTACATTGCAAGCACATCTCCATTTTTACAATCAAATTCAGAACAAATTGTCATTGATTTATTTCCTCCTGCTGGCGTAGCTGCAGCATATGGATTCTCAACAACGACAACTGAATTTGTCGCGCTGACAGTCTGCAAAAGCTGCAAATCTGCTCTTGTTTGAGCTGCGCCCAAGTTTGTAAGAGCAACAACACCAGTTACTTTGTATCTGCCAGCAACTGTTACATTGAAAGCATTTCCGCCCCAATTTGTGAACGGATCGTAAATAGTAGTATTAAGCGCCACCTGATAATTTGTTGCGTCACCAGTTACGTTTGCAAGGTTTGCGTTGGCATAAACAAAGCAACCTGGCTTTTTGCTTGATACAATTCGCAACGTCTTCGACTTGTTTGCCAGTCCTGCAGTGGTGGCCAACAAGACAACGCCGCTGACGTTTTCATCATTGTTTGTGAATGATCCACCAAGTTTTCCGTCAATGATTAAATTGTCTGTGGAGTTGCTTGCGTCATTGGCAACAATTGTGAATGTTCCTGCACATCCAAGAGCATTCAAGTAAACGCCGTCATTGATACCCTTCATGGTGATGCCAGCGGCAGAACCGCTGCCAGTATCAACGGCAAGACCATGAGCGTAGAAGTGCGTTACCTGATTTAGAACAATAGTTTCGCCTGCTGTTGTGACATCTGCCGCCCTGCACTTGGTAATGTGCACAGTGCGAACGCCGCGCGCTCCAGCAGTGTTTGTCAGCGTGCCATCAAACACAAAACCACGAGTCCAGCGACCTGTCCCAAGTCCGTAAGCAATTACATTGTGGAAAACCATCTCTCCGCAACGATTTGTGTCTGACTGATTGATGACTTCAATAGCGTTTCCACCGCTATATGTAGTTGCTTTAACAATCAAACAGTTTTTTAGTCCTCCGCCTGTGCCTGTGTACTGTGCACCGCTTCCATCCCATCTGAAGCATGAAAGATTGCTGTAATGTACAAAAACAGTTCCATAAGCCTCATTTGTTCCCTGTGAACCTTCACAATCAATCATCACGCCCTGTGTGATGGTGACTCTACCAGTCAACTTATAAATGCCATTTGGAACAAAAACTGTCTTATTGTAATTTGTGTATGCTGCGTTAATTGCAGCTTGAATTGCTGCAGTGTCATCTGTTACCCCATCGCCAATAGCGCCGAAGTCTTTAACGCTCAATACATCTCTCATTTTGTCTTGAGCTGATCTAGCAGATGACCCTGAAAAAACAGGATCAAAACCGATCCAATCTGCTCCATCAGCATCAGCAAGATCAGAAACTTTTCCTACCTGCGACTTAAACCCAGTGAAATCAACCCCAGAAGCATTGGGGCTGATACCGCTTCCGTCAGCAAAGCTGTATACGAAGTTTGCTTTACTGTCAAGGACTTTGATTGAGAAATTTACGCCATTTATGTACACCTGTGCAGGTGTTCCAGAATTGGATACATAACCGTTAATTGTCCGCAATGGCTGCGCAGCCAAAACGGTCAATGCTTCATCAAAATAAACTTGTACTGGATTGGTCTGCGCATCAAGATATGGAGTGCCAATGTATACGTAACCGTTGTCCAATGGCTGGCCGTCTCGATCTTGGAACACTGGGAAAGGTACGTTGATGGATAGTGCTGGCATGGGTCACCCGTGTGTTGATGTCTGAATTATGGCTGAACAGTAGGCAATGCATTCAATGCTTCTGCAATTTTTGCTTTGGTGGCGCGCTCTTTCTTCATCTTGATCAATTGTCTGATACCTGTAGCTACTGGCAAAGGCAACCCAGTAAATGCGCCAGTTGCACCAGCTTCTGTAATTGCCGCAATCAATGTGGCTGTTGTTCCTGATGTGTTGACTAGCGTCCCAGGCGGGACTGTGTTCACATCCTGGACAAGTTCATTCAAGTCTCTGATGATTTGAGCGTTTTTGTTTCCAAAAATAACATCAAGTCGACCATTTGAATCCAAGCCCCTAACAACTCTGTGCAGTTGAGCAGTCGAAACTAGCGGCCTTCCAAGTGAGTCTGATCCGACATTTTTTGTCGCTTCGTTTTTAATGTAATTCATGGTTGCGCCTTGTAAATTTTTCCACGCCTGTTGCCCATCCTTTCCAGAGGTAACTAACACTCTTTTAAGAAATGTAATTTCTTCTGGAGAAGAACTAAATATGGATCTTTGCAGAACTTTGTCTGCCGCAACCATTGGGTCATCCATGTTTTTGCGATTTTTGACAAGCCTCGCAACAATCGCCCTATTTTCGAATTTTCTAGCCGCCTGCTCTCTTAATGATCTAGCTTTTTTGAACAAAGGACCAGCTACAGGGTCAGTCTGAGCGTCAATGAGCTTCTTTAAAATTGTTTCGTCTCTGATGCCAATGTTGTCATCAAACCTTGCAATGCCGCTTATTTCCTTGCGGAAGTCTTCCATCTTTTTGACTGTTGACGCAATTGGAACTAAATTTCCGTTTGCATCTTCGCTGGCAATGCCGATTTTTTTTGCAATTCCTCTAACTGAATCAGTGACAGCAGATGATGGAATTCCAACGGGTTTACTGTTCAAATAGTCTAGTACTGATATTTGAGTAGGGGCTCCATCAATGTCAAAAGTAACTTTTGTTCCAGGATTTACGGGAGCGTTTGCTTCTGGCGAATTCCTTGCATTTTGATAAGCAACTCGCGTCTTGTTCTTTGCTGATGCAAGTCCTTTACTTAATGCTTTTACTACAGAGTCACCTGTCGCAGTCAATTCAATGACTTTGGCGTCAGTCATATCAATCAACGCATCCATATTTTGCAATGCTTGCAGATTATTTTCCTCTGCTCGATTGCGCAATGGTCCGCCTGCTGCAGACTTAATCTGCTCTTTTTCAAAAGCCAATTGAGTTGGATCTCTTGTTGCTGCCCCTCTTGTCAATGTCATTGGAACAGGCAATCCAGCGGCAGTTTCAACCCGCTGAATTGCGGCAGGAGTAGCGGCTGCGCCGACGGATTGAGGACCAGCAGCGGCTTCGGGTGCAGCGCCAGTAATTCTTGAGACACCAGCACGAACAGCCTGACCAGTTCTTGCAGCAGCCTCTCTAACAGCAGGTGCAGCAGCCCTAACAGCAGCTTCAACCGGTAAGGCCGTCATCCTTGCTGATGTCGTAATAGCCCCAGGTGGGCCTCCCAACATTGGGACAACTGGCGGCAAAACCTGAGTCAGAACCTGGGCGACTTCTTTAGTTTTCTCTTGTCCTGCCTCTGTCCTTGGGGTGTATGTCATGGCCTGAGAAGCTTTTAATGCTTCTTGCTCAACCATTCTCACAGCCTCAGGAGTGCCAAAGCTGCCATCCAAAATTGATTTGGCAATACCCTTAACAGCACCAACCGGCATACCAACAACGCCGCCAACTAGGCCGGTTGTCAGTGCTGCGCCGGTTTCAGCTTGACCAATAATCTTTTCGCCTAAAGTTGGTTCAGGCTTCTTTTCCCATATAACTTGTGCTTCTGGGATCAAATTTGCCGGATCTTGTCTAGCCTTTGCGATAACTGCTGCAAGCTTTCTGGCTGCATCAGTATCACCTGCTTTGTCAGCGTTAACCAGTGCTCGCTCAAGTTCTTGCAATGTTGCCATAATTACCTGCCGTATTTTTTCAAAATATCGTTGACCTCTTGAGGGCTTGGTTCAACGCTTGGTGTATCTGGCCTTGTTTCAGGGACTCCATATTTTTCAAATGCAGTCTTTCTTGCCTTCAATGTCAATCTTTGGATTTCTTTCAGATTTTTATATATCTGATCTTCAGATTGCCTTAAGCTAAGTGACTGAAGCGATTGTCTAAGAGTTAAAAGATCTTTATCAGACAATGCGCCTTTCATTTCACCAATTCTTGACATTGTGATTTGACTTCCAAGGGTTTCAAATTGCTCTTGGATTGTAGCTACATCAGTCTGAAGCGTAGGGGTAAGAACGTCAAACGGGCCTGCAGCAGCTCTAAATGAAGAAGTAAATACAGGCTTGCCTGATTTATCAACTTTCTCAACAAGTTGAGGAATTAGTGCATCAACTGTATTTAACAAATTGTCTGCTTGCATTGCTGCCGTATTTGCCTCAGTCACCCTTTCTCTTACTGTCTGATCTCTTTTATCTTGCAAGTCCCTAAGTTTTAATTGCAATTCTGCACGTTTAAGATCATTACCTTCGCGAGCGATTGAATTGTTTGCAGCAGCAATCGCAGCATTTTGTTTTGCAATCTGCATATCTGATTGCAATTTTTTAATGTCCCATCCTTTTTTCTCTAAATCAATCACTGCATTTGATTGAGCAAATTTTGCAGCAACAGCGGCTTTTTCTGCCTCTGATTTTTCTTTAGAGATTTTTGCGCCAGCAGTTTCAGTGGCAACAAGAGCGTCTGCTTCTTTTTGACGTGCTTCTGCCGTTTTGGCTGCAAGTGTTGGAGCCTGCAAAGCAGCTTCTCTTTGTTCTTGACCTGCCACCTTAGCAGCGTCAAGCATTTCTTTTCCGCCAGGCGTATTCATCACAAGCCTGTTGATAACTGACGACGCCGATTGAGGATTGAACTTAACAAGTTGCAACCATGTATCAAGTGCATTCGCCTGTTCTTCGTCTCCAGAATTGCGTGCTGCATCAATCCTGCCTTGCATGAGGTTGACGGCAGCATCTGTATTTCCAGAATCAATTGCTGCAAGAGATTGAGCCGCAAGAGTCAAATATCCTTTATTTCTTGCCGCTTCTTGTGCGGCAATCTGTTGCTGTTGAAGTTTTAAAGCTTCTGCCTCTTGTCTTTGCTTTGCAAGTTCTCGCTGCTGCTGCATTTCGGCCATGCCAGCGCCGACCTTGAACCCGCCAAGCGCAGCCTCAAACGGACTCTGGACGTTGATCCTGTAATCAATTGGCTGAACCATCAGAAAATTCCCTTCCCGCCCATGGCTTTAGATCCAAAGTGCATCCCTGCAAACTGCATAGGCAAATTAAGTAAGCCAGAATAAGCTTGTGCTTTTCCAAGCTCCGCACCAGCCTGGGCCGCGCCCTGTTGTGCCAATAGGCCGGCGATGCTTTCACCAGTACGCATTCCAGCAGTGCCTACACCAGCAGCAGATTGCTGCCCCAATGCCGTGAAGCCACCAAGCTTTGAATAACGATCCTCGAGCTGCTGTGCAAGCATCTGCGGCCTGAACTGAGCCAATGCGCCTTGGATGTCACCACCACGCAATCCGCCAGTGGCCGAGGCCCTCGCTAGCAATGCTTCCTCACCCTGCCTGGTCAATTCCTGGAACATGGGCGAGCCCTGCACCTGGGCGATCTGTGCCGCCTGTTCTTCAGGAGTAGTGAGTCCTAACATCGCTCGCTGCGCTTGCATTGCTGGAAGACCAGCCTCGACGTATGGTTTGAGCAGCTCTTGAAGCTTGTCGAATTGGCGTTGTTGTTCTTCAATGCCAGCCATCGAAGCCGCTGATTGAGCCTCAGCTCCTTTTTCCGCTGCCCTAGCCTGCATCGCTCCGCCAAGCAATGTGCTCCCACCTACTACCAACCCGGATATTGGATCAGGCATTTTTAAATTCCCTCATGTAATCTTCGAATTTTTCGCCGTACAGGTCCATCACGGATGGTGCCATTTTTATAGCAATCTCTGGCCCGTGGCAAATCTGGACGACAGCAAGAACCAAATCATAGTAACCAGAACGCCAAACGAAAGACTTTTCATCGGCTTTGCCTGCTCGCTCTGCGATGTCTGAAGCCTGCCACTTGAGGACCATCGTAGCCAGCAGTGGGGACAATGCATCCTGATTCAGTCGCCAAAACTTGTTCTGGTGCATTGCAACAAGCATATTCCAGATGGTCTTATCAAGCTCTTGGCGCGTCACTTCGTCGCCATCTGCAACGTCATCAAAAACCTGGATAGCTTGATAGATCATCAGCAGCCATTCAACGGATGACGGTGGCAACCCAAACGCCTTGGTCAGGTTGTCATGCAGCGATTGAATGGCGCTCATTTATCAATCTTCCTCTTGCTCGCGTTCTTCCCAGGCTTGACAAGATCTTAGGTCATGACAGATAAAGTCGAACTTGTCACAGTAGCCACGGAAGCCGGCATCAACATCCCATTCGTTCCATGGGATGCGATCCATCTTCACCTGGGTCATGACAGAATTATCGTAGTATTCGCAATTCGAACACCTGCGCCGACGGGCTTCAGCCTCATCGACCTGCATGGCCTTGGACAGCGCCATCCAATAAGGCTTATTTGCTCCGCGCTCGTTGGTCGGTTTTTCTGGCCCGAGCATCCAGTCATCAATAACCGTCTTGGTGTTCTTTTTGTTCTCTGCTGCAGTGATGAATGGTTCCTCAACTGGAAGCCCTCCGAAGCGAGAGACAAAAATTTTAGGTAGCTTTGCGCCTTCCATGTTCTTCCCTTTAAGTGATCTCGCGCCCAGAAATGCGCAGAGTGAGTGCCGTGGCTGCGCTGGCAATGGTGCTAATGAATGCGCCAGGATCAAGTTCATGACCAATCAACTCTGGGCAATTGTACGTCTCGCCAGGCACAACGGTTCGATCATCAATGATAAGGTTTGCATTGGTCGCAGACCCGCCAGACTGGATGAGGTTGACGCTGAATGAGCGGTTAACTGTGTCAGTGTTGGTCACGGTCGCCTTGTCAATCAGCGCCTTGCAAAGCGTCGCTGTGTATTGCGTTGTGTTGGTAGCCTCCATCTGCTTGGGGGCTACTAGAGTTTTAGGTGTGACTGTCATTATTGAATACCTCCGATGTTGTTTGAGACGGTGAGAATTATTGATGGTATGCCAGGATGAGGAGCAACAGCTCCAGACGCCAATAACTGAACGCCTAGATTGCTGACAGAAAACATCAATTCCACATAGTCTCCGGCCTTCAGGTCAAAAAAGTAATTAAGCGCAACAAAGATCTCGGCGTTGTTCCCTTGAACTCGTACCTGACTTGCCGAGTTTGTTACATCAACTCCATTGAGCCTAAACCACAAATAGAAAGCTTCTGCTGTAGCAACTGTTGAATCTAGCTGAATGCTTGTCTGAAAATTGTAGATTCCATCTGTATCAACATAAACACGCGAAGTCGGGGATCCAATATAAACCCCTCTACTCATGTCGGTTGTGTTAAATGTAATTGCTTTTGCAGTGTTGATAACCGTAGCCGTCTGAGTCGTTGTGTCGTAGAAAGATCCATATCTGGATCTTTTGAACTCCCGTGGAGGCGGCAGCATCTGCAGGCCCTCAACATCCTTAGAAACCTTGTCAAGCAAAGTTAAAACGTGATTTGCCTTGTTCTCAATGAATGCTAAATCAATTGATGTTTGTTTCTGTAGGTTATCAATTTGTGATAATGCTTCTTCCGCCTTGATGTCAGCAACAGCGGCACCTATAGCAGAATCTTGAGCAAGTTTATGAACTAGATCAAGCGCAATATTTGCATTTGCCAAGGCTCCGCCAGCCTCAATAACTGTCCCATCTGTGATGTCTATTAGCTCATTTGTCGTTCTGAAAAGGTTCTCAAACTGCTTGACCTTCTCATGATCACTGAGAAACGATGCAAGCTGATCGCGAGTGAGCCCGAGCTTTTTCGTTGCCATCAGTTCACCAGCCCTTCAATTTGAGCCTCAAGCCTCACGAATGAGACATGCGCTTGACTGTCGCCACGGAACCGCTGAATTCTCCAGCTCCTCATTGCGCCCTGTTGGAACCACACAAGCCGCTTTTTGGTGTCTCCGATGGTGCCAACTCTGATCGGACGATCTTGGCTCCAAGATAGCCCATCCAACGAATAGCTCGTTGTGATGATTGGATCGGCACCGAGAGCCACGCGGCCAGGCAGTGAGACAAGTTCGAGGCGGTTAAATATTGCCCCATTGCTCTCGTTGTATACGATCATGGTGCCAAACTCCCACCGCACAATCTGGCCCCAGTGCGTGCTAATGGTGTCGATAAGATAACCAACACTTGATGACTGAGGGTCTCCAACTAGCCAGCGATCATAGGCCCATACCATGTTTCTTGCCCGGTACTGGCTAAACCCATTCGTCGAGGTGGTCAGCGTGAACCACACGGCTTGCTCTAGCTCTTGTGACGCCGCACCATCATAGACAATCGTGCGATCAGGCAGATGAATATATAGCTGCTGATGCGCTTTGTCGTTGCGAGCCTCTAGCTTGACCTCTGATAGTTCTGCCTCAGTGTAGTTCAGCAAAATATCGTCAATCTCTTGAGTGCTGATCTTCTGAGCCTGTGCGTTTGCTCCCAGATAGATTCCGGGAGCCTCGTTACGCCCACTGCCAAGGAACGCAATCATCTCAAGATAGACACAACACGCATGGGTGCCGATAACGCCCTTGGTAATCTGTGCACCGTCAATCCGAGAGAATGGAAAGAAGTCACCGCCAACGTTATCAAACACTTCAATAGTGTTACGGTTTAGCGCATAGACTTCATTCCTCAGCTTCAACACGGCAAGCACTGGATCAGGATCTACTTCCGAGGATCCATATTTCAGCGGGTTGACCTGAGTTGGATCTGTCAGATCTGTGACAACCAGGCTCGTGCCGTCAGTCGTCATGAAGTATCCATCGACGAAAACAACATCCAGAACAGCGCCTAGGTCTGGATCTGTAACTTGTGTCAATGTGGTGCCGTTCCAATAATACAGACGGCCACCTGATGCGATGGCTAAACGATCGAAGCTGTAATCAAGCGTGACTAGGCTATCAACAGGGCCTCCAACGTCACCGAGTATTGAAACAGTTCCATTATTCGCAATTGATACAAGGCTTGTTCCCATGACTCGATAACATGATCCACTCCATGCTATTCCACCTCGATCAACCCCAGGACCTGTTCCATTTGACACAATGCCATCAGCAGGCCGCAGGAATCCTGCACCGATGCCGCTATTCTTCGGCACAGGAACAAGGTTCACAGGGTAAGACGTGCGTAGGTCTGGCCCGTTGTCTGAATATATGCCGCTGAGGATTGGGATTTGCATTCAGTTCACCACTTAACCTTGTTTGCCCAATACGCCGCACTCATCTTGCCTTTGGCGATATTATCAGCGTGGCGGGCCTTAAACGATTCACGCCGAGCCTTGTCTGCTGCGCTTTCACCCTCGCGCTTCGGTGAGCCGCTAACACCCTGCTGACCAAACCTAATCGTTTTAATCTGGTCTCCAGACTTCGCCACCACAACATGTGACTTCGTTGGATGGCTTGGAGTGCGCTTGGGCTTGTTATAGCCTTCGACGCCAGCACGTTTTAAGCGTGAATCTGTTTTCAAGATTAGCTCCGGTTGCCCGGCACTTAGGCCGGGCTTTCCTCACTCAATGTGGATACATGTCAAGGATCATGTCTTTGATTTGATTGTCTGAAGCATCTTCAGGCAATGGCAAAGCATATGAACCAATCAATGTACCAATCGCATTCTCTACCGACGCAACAACATGTAAAACTTCGTCTGAGTAGGTCTTACTCTGAATTTTTACGAGAATCATGGTGCAGCGTATCCTTGCGCGTTGAAGTAAACAGCACCGGCACCCGAGGCAGTCAAAGTGACAACTTCGAGCAGCGTGTTAGCAGTCCCTTTGAGCGGGCTGGGGAATGCAATGGTTGTCGTCGGTAACCCACCAGTCGGGATCTTAGTACGCCAAATCACAGTTCCAGCAGCGCCGTCACGAATCGCCAACTCAGTAGCCGTGGTCAGTGTCTCTGACATCACCTGAATACTCGTGATGTAGTTACGGATACCAGCACCCGCCGCCGTCTTGATGGTCACAGCAGTGGTCGTGTTGACAATGCCTGATGCAGCAGCTCCGTAAGACCATTCACCTTCTGGGATGCTATATGGCTTTGTAACAGGGACACCGATCAGCGTACCAATTGCCTGCTGTTGCCGCGCAGTGGTGCCAGCCGTCGGGTTAGCAGAAACACCAACAATTGATGTCAAAACAGGGCTTGGGACCGTCGTTGCATTGTTTGCTTGGACGCCTTGAACGCCAGCAGTAGTAACAGTGGTAACAGTACCGCCCTGGATAGCTACAGGAACAGCAGCGCCAAGATCACCAGAAGGACGGGCAAGCAACTCAACACGCTCACGCTCATAATCAAACACTCGCAAGAACGAAACACGGATGTCGGTGCGCTTGATGACACCCCCGCCGCAGTTCGTGGAGCCGAAGTCAGCAGGCAGCGTCAGGCTTCCAGCGTAGGGCAGAACCAAGAACAGCGAAGTCGTTGTGAGATTGGCGACTTTCCACGCTCCGTCGACGTTCAAAGACGCGCCAGTTGTGTTGTCCCGAACACCGACAAGATTCACCAAGTCTCCAAGTGACACGCCAGCCCAGTTGGTATTGCCTACGACAAGCAATTGTCTAGTGCCATCTGCGAGGGTAGACAAAGTTACGGATTGAGCAACAACCGCATTCGCCCCAAGCGCAGACATCAAGTTGCCGCCCTGAACTTTGGCAACATACCCGCCATAGCTTGTGACAGTGCCTGCGGTACCAATGACGATAGTGAACGTCGTGGCATCAACAACAGAGGCAACTGCGGTGGCAGTAGTCAGGTTGGGGAACTCGGTAGCACCTTGCGCACGAATCCCGTACACAACAACAGGATCATTCGCAACCAGACCGTGAGGACGATCAGTCGTAATCGTTGCCGTCGTAGTGCCGGTCTTAACAGCCGAGACAATCTGAGCGTTAGGAACGGTCAGCGATTTGTTATTGGTGCAGCGAATCCGAACTTTGTATGTCGCGCTGGGGTCAGGACAAACTTGGGTGCGCAACAAGCGTGACGTGGTTTGCGCCACGGCATCAACCGCACCATCAGCCCACTGCGTCCTATCAGCCTGAACAAACAAGCGATATTCAGTCGTTGGGGCAAATGCGTACTGATAAGCAACGTTAACAAGCTGGACAGAGGCTGTAGTTCCAACAGTTACAGAGTGGTTACCTGCAATCGTTCCAGATGGCAGCGCATCGCCAGCCTCAGAGCGAATATACATGCTGGCTTGTGTAGCGGTCGCCTGCTCAAAAATTTGAGCAAGGCCGTTCTGCGCACGCCCAAGACGCTCACGGAAGTACACAAAGCCTTTTGCGCCAGCCGGGTTGGTAATCGTCTGCGAAGGAATGGTGCCGCCAGGGCCCGCCGTAGCAGTGAATTGCGTTGGGCTGGGAACCGTTGCAACCACCAAAGCCGGGTAATTAGCCAGCAAATTAGAGCAATCACGGATACCAATGCTTTTACCAACGCTAAGGCCGTGTGGAACAGCCGTCTCAACCGTTAGCGTTGTGGTTGCTTGGCTGATGTTACTAATTTCAATGTCTGACACATCTGGCAATGGCGCGCCTGTGTCAATCATCTCAAGAGAAAATTCCTGCCCGAGAGTGCGCTGAGACATGCTTGCGCCAATAGCGGCTTCAATTGGCAACGAAACTCGGCCAATTGACGTAATGCTCGTCTCAGTGCCAGCAGACAGCGGATCTTTGGAGATGACAAGATAGCTAGCAGCAGCAGCATTTCCGTCAACATAGACAAGATCGCCAGAGGCTTTGCTCTCCGTCCACCTCCCACCGCTAACCGGATCGTAAGCCTCGAAAGCCTCACGAAACTTGTTGGTCATATTCTGAGAAATTGAAGTAATCACCTCAGAATATGTGCCGTCCAACATATCGACATTGCGTCTTGCAACGTCGTTATAACTCTTGATGATGTCAGCCATTCTCACTCCCCCGGAGAATTAAAGTTAAGAAATACGGTACCACGAATTCGTGGACTGTACGAATCGCACTCTAAAAAATGCGTTAGCTGCGAGCGTCGTAGGCGCTCCGAATGCTGCGGTTGCGCCATTCAGCGCAAGTGTGAACGTGGTGATAATCTGAGTCGTCGTGACTAGAATTTCAGTTCCGTTTGGCGTTGTCGTGTTCAGTGGCAACGTTACCGTCCCGGTTGCTAGCGTGCCAGCAGGCTGGATAAGAACCCACTGTGGACCGGTAGGCGTAGGCACTGCAATGTTGAACCCGGTGCCAGGCGTATAAACGTTCGTGGCTACCGTAGGGCTTGCAAAAGTCTGCTCAAAGTAATCGAGCAGGGTACCGATTGAAACGCGCCGAGCATCGCCATTGTTCGGACTATAGACGGGCAATTGCTCACCCGATGAAATGCTGGACATCAACGGTAATTGATTGATCTGAGCCATATTTACCCCTCAATTGAATTCTAGTGGACCATCTGGGCCAACGGTAACCGGATCGACTGGTGGACGAATGAATGGGCCATCGTACACGCGCCACGGCTTGTTCCCAGCTCCAGAAGGCAATGAGCCTGGGAGCTGCTGCTGTGGTGGCACAGTGGCACGCTGCAACAATACGTCATAGCCCTGCTTGGCCGATGCCTTGGTCTCAATTGCGACTTGCTTGCCATAGCTCGGGGCGAGCCTAATAGCAAGGTTAAGAATTACAGCTTCATTCGCAGAGTCAGGAACGTTTGATTCCTCGTCGAGGTCGCTATCTTGCGGGCTGGATGGCAACGGATAGCCTAGACGAATACCCTTGCCGTTCCAGTCAGCCATCAACGCATCAAGACGGCGCAGCGCAGATTGGAGCTGCTCAGGCTGCAGGTCAAACACGTATGACGCCAGCCCGATTTCTTCCAGTGCTGCATTCACGAACTGGCGTTTTGTGTATCCCATCACTTGCCCCCGATGGCTTCTTCAATACGTTTCAATAACAGCGCGTCGGTGGTTCTACCGTCAAACTTGATCCCAAGTTCACGGGCTTTCAATTCCAACTCCTCGCGCGTCACTGGTGAATCATCCACTGATTCCGTGAAATCGTCCACAGATTTTGATGGATTCAGGAATTTATCAACTGCCTTGACAAGGCTATCACTCCATCCATCGGCCAGAAGCCTCTCAAGTTCTTTTGAGTCTTCAGCGACGGCAGAACTATATGTGGTTCCAGTTGGCCCAAAATTGGCGCCTGGACACCGATAGACAAAAACAGGGAACTCCATCACTTGCCTTTTTTGGACGGTGCCTTGCTAGGCTTGCCTGCCTTCGTCGCAGCAGTGCGAGCGGTAGACAGAGCAATCGCCACAGCTTGTTTTTGTGGCTTACCAGCCTTCATTTCCTTCGAAATATTGGAGCTGATTGTTTTCTGGCTATAACCTTTTTTCAGCGGCATTTCACTTGCTCCGATAAGAAGCCCGAGGATCGCTCCCCGGGCCAGGTTTACAGCTTAGGCAATACGATAAACAACAAACGTATCAGCAGCGGTCTTGCGAACGCGGAAGCGAGCAGGAGCGCCGGAGGTGCCAGCGGTAGCAGGTGCACCAACGATGGTCACGCCAGTGTTGACGGTGATCGTCAGAGCAAAAGCAGCTAAGGTCACAAGCGAGAAGTCGAAGCTATCACCAATTGCAAACTCGGAAGCCGCATCAAGAGCAGCGCCGGTGGGCAATTGAATGTTGCGACCAGCGGTAGGCGTAGCAGTCACAATGCCGCTCAAAAGAGCAGCAGGAGTGAAGGCCATCGAGCCTCCGTCAGCGATGTTGGTAGGATCGCCCTGAACCTGTGCATTCAGACGAAGCTGTTGCACTTGTGGAGTGGTACCGACTTCATAAAAAACAGGCTGGCTGCCAGTCGATTCAACAACGATGGTAGCGCCAGAGGAGTATGAACCAAAAACGGTTTGGCCATTCTTGACGGTGCCGATCAGGGTCGTCTGGTCAGGATAGTTAGGAAACCCGATAGTGCGGGAAACCTGGGCTTCACCCTGGGTGAACACGGCGATAGATTCGCCAGCGGGGACGGTGACAGTGGCTTCGCCGTTCACTGCAACAATGTTAGACATGATTTTCCTTTCTGAATTTTGAAAAGGCCGGGATGACCCGGCCTGTTATATCTTAGGTCTGCGAGAACATGATCACGCCGGACATCTCGGGCTGCTTGTTCACAACGCCGAAGAGGGTATCCAGACGATACTTGGTCTTCATGGTGTTGATGTCGTATTGCTTCTGCATGACCAGTTCGATACCTTGGTCAGTAGATGCACGCATCACAGCAGCGCCAGCGTCAGAAGGAACAGCATAGCGGCCAGGCAAGATTTCCAGGCTATCACGCTGCCAGAACGGGTTCACAAAGTTGCTAACCGTGTTCAAGAACACGATAGAAGCATTGGAAGCCGTCGAGGTTGCAACGCAGTTTTGATACTGAACTTCAGCATCGGTGCCACCTTGAGCGGTAATCAGGGGTGGGCTGATGACCAGG